CCCAATCGCCCTGTCTTCCGCTGAAACCCCTGCGGGTTCCTATACGTTTTATCTTACTTTCTTCTAGGTGCATTATGGCTGATATCGTTTTAGATGTAACACCAAGAGTGGACCAGTGGAAAAAATTGCAGGATTTCCTGAAGACGATGGTCAAAGATACTCCTGCGTCTGTCGGCATTGCCGTCTATGAGACTATTGGCACCCAAACCTTTGAAGAGAGTCAGAAAAAGGTTCCGTATGACACGGGAGCCCTTAAATCTACTGCCTACATGACTCCGCCAAATAAGGGTAATGGATATTCAACGAAGGTTTCATACGGAAAAGAAAAGCCGAAGGTTCCACCATCCCGAGGAAGGGATGACGTAGATTATGCTCAAGCCGTGCATGAGAGAAATAAGAATTACAATTTTGGCAAGGAATATCTTTACCTGCAAAACGCTGCCGTTAAGGCTGTGAACGCAGTAAGCGCATCCGACTTAGCAAAGCTGACGCTGGAGATAGTGAATGACCGTGGAAGAAGAAACCCAAGCAGACTTAAACCAAAGTCTGGATCGGTAATGAAGGGTTAGTATGTTTATTCAGCCTGACATGGACATTGTGAACCATATCGCAGCGGAGCTTCCACAGTTCTCTGTTGCCGGTAATTTGTTTGCTGGTCCAGTCAGGCCGTATACAAACCCGAGCGAAGGCCCCGGCATCCCGCATCAGGCTACATTTTGCCTGCAAAGTGGTGGATTCAACCCCGTTACCTTTATGCTTGGTGCGCAGTACCGGAAACAAATAGTAAAGCCTATAGTTATGATAACTGTCAGGTCGGACCCGTTCGATTTCCCGGCAGGGCAGATACTCGCAAACACAGTGGTAAGCCTTTTGGACAGGAAAACTCCAGATGGGTATATCGACTCAAAAATAACCAGCAGCACACCTTTTTACCTCGGCATGGACGACGACGGCCATCATAGCTGGGCGATAACTGTAGACCTTGAATACGCATTACAGGAAAGAGTTGTGTATTGGGGTGTCGGCCCAGCCGCAAGCACCGGCTCAGTTTTTATCGAAGCCCTTGTCAGCAATGAATACGCTCCATTTAGATACAGGACGATGACTTTAACGTCCGGCGTTGGCGAATCCATGTATTACGCATTCCCTGTCGATTTCTCTACAGAAGGGGCAGTTGCGTTCAATATAGTGGGCGATGCAAGTACGTTTTCTATGACCTCTACGGCCACAGTGGGTGGCATTACCTATCAGCTTTGGGAGTCAACATTGACAAACCTTGGCGCAAAAACCGTGGAGGTAACATGAAGGACAATGAACTTTTTATGGGGTGCGCATTTGCGAGCAGTCATTCCCCCCCTTATGACTGTTGTAACCTAACGGTTGCCACCCTTTTTCGTAAATCTTTTGGGGGGATTTGTCCTTAGTAACATAGGGGATATTTCCCCAGCAGGAGTAAGAAATGGCAGCAATAGCAGGTAGATTAGGAGAGTTCTGGGCAGCGTTTAACACTGCACTTGGAACCACACCGACGGCAAGCGTGACGGTCGTAACCAACGCAGACGCAACTTTGCAGGCACCGCAGGTTGGCGGCGCATCTGGCGCGGTAGTTGACATCACCATGAATGGCAATGTTGATGAGCTGGAAACGACGGTGCACAATGATAACGCGCCAACGCTTCCGCACTCAACGGCGCGGACTTACATCCCCAACTTTCATGACGAGACATTGGACCTTAGTTCTCGCTATGACGAGGCGGACAATGTTTGCATGGGGATGCTTACCTGTGCATTAAACAGTTTTCTGTTCCACTTCTGGTACATTCCAAACGGCGAAGCATATGTAATGGGCGGCCTTGGGACGGCGGGCGCGAATGCGTTTTACGGCAAGGCGTTTTCAACGGGCTTTCCAGTCGGAAGTCCGCTGGATGATACATCTTCGCTGGATTACACGCTCCGCTTGAGCGGCGTTGAAATAGACACCATCTAACAAACCTTTAGGAGGATAATATGACTGCCATAGCAGGACGATTAGGGGAATTTTGGGCTGCGTTCGAGGGGGGAACACCCGTCGTGCCAGCCTCTGGGAGCGCAACAAATGCTACGTCGCAGTTCGCTCCAGATCAAGTTGACAATGCGACTCTGGCAAACCCTGGTTTACCCACTGGGGCGCTTGTTGATATTACCATGAACGGTAACGTCGATGAACTGGAAACAACTGTCCACAACAATGATGTTGCGGCTCCGGTTCACAGCACCGCCAGGACATATATACCAAACTTTCACGACGAGACGCTGGATTGCTCGTTGCGATATGATGAAGCAGATGCAATATCGATGGGGCTTTTAGTGTGTGCCCTAAATAGCTTTTTGTTTCATTTTTGGTATGTACCGGACGGGGAGGCGTTTATCATGAGCGCAACTCCGGCGAACATATCCGTGGCGATTCGCGGTACACCACCGGGGCAGGGAACAGTTGGTGCAAATGCATTTTACGGCAAGGCGTTTTCTACCGGGTTCCCGGTGGGCAGCCCACTTGACGATACTGCGACGTTTGATGTAACACTGCGACTTAGCGGAACTAACATTGTTACGTTAACTACATAACAAACAGCCCCAAAGGGGGGCTTCTAACAGGAGGATATGATGGGAAGTGTTGTTGGTTTAAAGAACAAGGCGAGAGGCATGGTTGATGTCCGCATGGGCGGACGGACGCACAGTCTTCGCTTCCGTACTCACGAGATTGCGATGCTAGAGGAGAGGCTTGGGTCTTCGATTACGAATATCCTTTCAGAGTCTCAACTCGGCATTCGCACTCTTCGTGAGGCGATTTTAGTTGGTGTGGCGCATGAGTATGCCGGTAAAAAAGGCAAATCCAGGTTCAGTTGATGAGGACGATGACGAAGAAAGTGATGGTGGAGATGCCCCTTTGGAGCAAAAAAAGTCCGCCAAGAACGCTTCGACTTCGAAGAGCTCTTAAAGCTGGCTGTTGAAATAGGCATGACCCCAGAGCAATTCTGGGGCAGGCCGGATGATATAGGGACGGGCATTACCTTGCGCGAGCTTAGTGTGATTTTAAAAGGACACGAGGCGAGATCAAGACGTCAAATGGAGATGCTTGCCTGGACCTGCGCCAATATCATGAATTGCTGGTCCAAGAAGAAGATAAAGCCTTCTGATCTCCTTCCCAGGGAAAAAGGAAAGATGAGCGGGCCTTCTGAGTATGAGCAGAAGCGTTCGATGCCGAAAACGATAGATGGCATCAAGGCAATGATGCGCAAGAAGAAAGAAGATGACGAAGAAAAAGATCCCGGCAACCTTATCGATCCATTCGTTATGATGGGTTTGGTGGAATCAGATACGATTAGCTACGACGAAGATATAGACTTAAGCGGTTTCGGAGAGGGTGAATAGTTATGACAGACTCCAGAGAAGTCAGTATTAAGTTTAACGTCGAAACTTCCGGCGGCGTCGCCAAGATAAAGGGCCTTACTGTTGCAATCGATCAATCGCAGAAAAAGATAAAAGAAACCGGCAAGGCATCCACCGCGTCGGCCAAGAAGTTTGACAAGGCATCCAAGTCGATGCAGTCCGCAGCACAGCGCACCGAAAAGAAGATGCGCAGGCTGCGGGCTAGCCTTGGTGTTATCAAAGAAAGTCTAAGGTCACTTGCGCAGGCTGCAAGAAGAACTGCTGCGGTCATGATTGGTGGCGCTGCTGCCGTGACGGCGGTTTATGCACGTTTCGAGCGGGCGATGATTCGCACCACGGCGGTTGCCGTAGGAGGTGAAAAAGGGTTTTCCAACGCCTTTCGCTCCATGTCTAAAGAGGCGATGAAAGTAGCCAACACCACCGAGCATACAGCCAAGCAGGTGGGCGAAGGCATGGAGTTTATGGCCATGGCCGGTCTTAAGCCAGCGCAGATCATTGCCGCCACGGCTGCAACCGCAGATCTCGCCAGCGCAGCGAACATTCGGATGGCTGATGCCGCAAACATTGCAACCAATGTAATGACCGGATTCGGGATGAAGGCAGAAGAACTCGGACGGGTTAATAATGTTCTCACTGGAACTTTTACCAACTCCAACGTGAACATCATGCAGCTCGGCGAGTCCTTTAAGGTTGTTGGCGCTAACGCATCTATACTTGGCATCAGTATTGAGGAGGTAAGCACTGCGCTGGGCCTTCTTGGAAACGTGGGCATCCAGGGAACAGAAGCGGGCACCGGCCTCAAGAGAGCACTTTCCGCTATCGTGAAGCCGTCAGGTCAGGCCGCTGAGGCAATGTCTCGGCTTGGCTTGAACACCAAGGTTCTTACTGATGGCTCTAAAAACATGCGCGGCGGCCTGCTGCGTATGCTTGCGATCCTTCAGGGAACACAGAAAGCCTACAAGGAAGCTGGTAAAACCACTGAATTTCTTGCTGACATGTTTATGCTTTTCGGGGAACGCGCAGGCCCGAAAATGGCGGCCATGATCAAGCAGGGCACAGATGCTTTCATAGACTTGCAGGCGGCTGCCGAGGATGCGGTCAGCGTCGATGTCACAAAGTGGATTGCCGGGATGCAGCGTGAGAGCGTTAAGGGCAAGTTTGATATTCTTGTGAGCAACATTGAGAGTGCTGCCGTTGCAATCGGCGGGGCGCTTGCGCCTGCTGCGAAAAGCTTAATCGACACCATGAAGGATCTTGCTGAGTCTGTTGCGTCTCTTTCGGGGGATCAACTCCGGGTTATTGCTGATTTCTTGAAGGCTGCCGTCGTTATCGCATCCGTTACTTCAGCAGCTTTGACACTTGCCGCAGCCATCGCCACCGCCAAGTTTGCCTGGACTGGGCTTGGTGCCGCTGCCGTTCTTGCTGGCGTTAAGTCAGCGGTAGCGGCTGCTGCTCTTTTTAAGTTAAAGGTTAGCACTTTTGGCTTATCCCTCGTTGTTTCTACTCTTAATATTGGATTTGCAGTTTTATTTATAAAGCTTGCGGTGTTTGCTGCCCTGGTGGCCGGTCTTGCTTTCATAATTTCGAGAAACAAGGGAGTAACGGTTGACTGGGCACACGCATGGAATAACCTTGGCGAGAGTGTAGATGCAGTCACAGAGATATTCCTTGGCAATTTTTATCGCACAACCAATCAAACAATGGATGCGCTTGACGGGCTCATAGAAAAGACTCGCATCATGAAGGCGTTGTCTGCCGGTGGGTTCCTGGGTGGTGGCGGTGCCCTTGACGCCATAAGCAATGCCGACAGAGAAACCCTTAAGGCCTTGACCGAGATGAAGAAGGTGAAGGGCAGCATAGTCTTCGACACGGCAGGTGATCTCTCCAGCATAAGGCAGATGAAGGGGGCTCCAGTCGGCTTAGGGGATATCACAGCAACCCTAAAAAGCATAAAGCAAGTGTCCCCCGAGATTGGCGGTGAGGGTCTTAAGGAGATTGCTGCTTCGCTTGCTGCCGCGAAGAAAAACTTGAGCGACACAGCAACGTCTTCCAAAAAATATTATGAGGACTTAAGAAACAGGGCAAAGGAAATTGCATCAAAGCACGAAAATCAAGATAAAGGGCTCTTGCAATTTATATGGCAGCAACATCGAGCAGAGAGCTGGCCGTTAATGTTAAGATTAGAGGTCTTCTCGATCAAATTTCTGACCGGGAAAAAGAGGTGCTTAAACTTTCTGCGGACAGAGAAAAGGAAGAGGCAGAAAGGCTGGCAAAGATTGGCCAGTTAAATAAGAAGCTTAATGGCTTTTTAGACAGCCTCATCAAAAAAACAAACCAGATGAAGGTCAAGCTTATCTCGGCGTTCAGTCCCCAGGAAGGTGCCGCTGCGGGCGCGGCAAACCAGTTAGCAAACAGTGTCAACTCTTTCGGCAAGGCTTTAAGGGATGGCACAATTGGCGCTAAATCGCTGGATGCAAACACCAGTACGGTTTCTGATTACGCATCCACCCTGGCCAAGGCTACTTTAAACCAGGCAGGATCGTCCCTGGCGGCGGCATGGGGGACGGAAAAATTCTCCAAGATGCTCTCCAAGTCTACAAACCGTCTTGTCCCCGCAATCGCGAGAGCGCAAGATGCGTTTGGTAACTACACGAATGCTTTTAACATGAACGCGGAGCAGGTTTCATCTAGTCTTGCCATGTACGCTTTTGCTCATGTTGATTTTGCAGGAAAAATAAAGAAAGCATCAAGCGAGAGAATTGCCGCAGAGAAAAAATATATCTCTGCGATGAGCAATCTTGATTCAATGGTTAAGGGCATGGACCTTGAACTTGAGAAACTGCGCTCCCCGGCACCGGAGATGACCGGAATTTTTCAGCAGGCAAGAGGGAGAGAGGAAGACATCGCCAGGGATGTTGCCGACGCCATCGCGGCATCAGGAGCAAGGGAGAAGGCTGCTCAGAAGCAATCTCAACTTATTGCGCTACAGGAACTCCAAACTCAGGTCCAGGGAACCCTTGTTACTGCAACCGGCACTTTGATTTCGGCAATCGGCCAGTTAATAGCCGCCCTAAACAAGGGAGAGACGAAAGAATCGAAAGCTATTGTGGCGCAGGGAATCGACGTTCAAGTAATGGCAAAGAATTTGCAGCCTAAGATAGATGCTGCGGCGGCCAATGTTGATTTTAATGCCCTGCTTGCGTGGGATGATGAAGTAAAATCAGCGACTGAAAAGGGCAATGAAGCATCCAGAACCTCAACGGAACTTACCCTTGAACACGCAAAAGCAAACCTTAGGATGGGTACTACGATTGAAGGAATAATAGCATCGGTGGGAGTCTTAAATAAGAAGGGGAAGGATGCTGAACAAATTATCGGCAGCATACCATTTTCAAAGATTGAGTCTGGGGCAAGTTCGATTTCGGATGCCTTTCAGAAGTCCATGGGAAAAATGCTGGATTCCATTTTAAGTATCGAGTTCGATACAGAGAAAAACGTAACTGGTGGCAAATTTTTGGGGAAGGATGTTTCCGCGAAAACCATGGGTAAGCTCGCCAAAGCCAGGGACGTTGGCGCGGAGATTATTGACAGCATAGACATCAACCAGATTGGTGCTTCCATAGGGATGGGTATTGGCGGGTTGATTGGCGCATTCGCTGGAGATCCCGCGATAGGTGCCCAGATAGGAAAAGCTGTTGGCACCGTGATAGAGGCCGCCGTGATGTTTATTCCGGCTGTCGTTAAAAAGATAACCAAGGGGCTATCCAGCGCCGTCAATAAGGCCGCTTCCTTTGTCCCAGAGCAAAGATTTCAGGGCGGCGTGAAAAAGGGCATGGATTTTTTCTCCAAGGCGATGATGGCCCTGGCACCCATCATTGTGGCGGCCCAGGCACCGTTTGTGATTATTGGTATGCTCGCAGGACCGCTTGCGGTGGTCGTATGGGGTATCCAGACTTTCGCCACTGGCATTGGCATTGCTGCGGGCGGATTCCTGGCTCTTGGCCCAGCGCTATTTGGGTTTCTTACTTTCCTTGGGGCACAGGAAATGAAATATAACCGTGTCGTGGGCTCCGCTCTCGACGAGGATGCAGGCATAACCGAGCTTGATGAAAACTATCGCACTCCATTCGCGCGTATTATGGATGCGCTTGCCGTGTCCGTTGACCGCGTTGTGTTCGCCATGGGTCCATTTTACGAGAACCTATTTGTGCTGGTTGGTCTATTCGATATGTTTATGGAGACTTTTGTTATTCTGGCTGATGAGCTGGGCGATGTGTCATCTATTGGCCCTGACATGCTGGAGCTGTTTAAGGGGCTGGCACTGGGTCTTATATCTGTGATTACGGCTGTCGCGCAGTTCCACAATATTATGATCTCGCTGCCCTCCGCTCTTCTAAGGCTCGATGCTTCTATTTCTGATTTTATTGGCACAATGCTTTCCAAGGTGCCGGGGATGGCTGCCGCAGCCTCTGCCTATCTTGCCCATGCTGACGAGTCAAACAGGCGGGCGGACGAGTACGATGAATCCGTTTCAGGCTTAATTATAGATACCGATAGGCTTCAGGAAGTTTTTGCAAGGATACAGAATGCGGGAAGACCAGACTTTATGGACAGGTTTAATCTTCTCGACAGGGCTGCATCCATGGATGACGATTCTGCCGACAAGGCAAAAGAGTTCGGCGAACAGCTCACCAACGTCCCATCTGGATTCAAGGTCAACCTCGCCCGATACAAGGCAATGGATGCCGCAGGCGACGGCGGTGCCCTGGACATGGACGGAGGTCGCAGCATTATGGATATTGATGCTACAGATTTCTTTGGTCGTATGACTCAGGCCGTCCGCGCTGGCACTGCCGAGTCCCTGGGCTCGCTGGTCAACGCGATAGGCTC